TCAAATACACCCGATGAACTGGTTTTTACTCGTACAATTGCAGATTTGCACAAAAAAGGTGCAACGATCAAGAATCTGAACGTCCTTTTTCTGCAAATTTTCCTCTCAAAACTCAAAGCACAGATCACACCGGGTTTTGATGAGAGAACTTTGTTCCCTGAGTTGGATCAGGAGAACTTTATTATCAATTCTGACAGTTTTTACAAGTCAAAAGGCACCCCACAGGCCTTTGATATCCTCTTCAGGGCCCTTTATGGGGTTGGTGTAGAGATTATTCGACCCAGTGAGTTCCTACTTACCCCTTCTAACGCCAATTATAAGGTAACTAGAGACATTGTTGTCGAAAAATTCTTTGGAGATCCTATGAATCTCCTCAACAGGACTCTTTTTCAAGACAGTACAGGTGCCAGAGGATCTGTTAGTAATGTAAGACCCGTAGTTTATAACAACAAAACCTTCTATCAGGTCAGTTTGGACCTCGGATATCAGAGAGACATCGATGTAAACGGGACTCAACGAGGTTCTTTCCAACCTGCACAGAAAACTCAGGTATTAAATGAGGTTTCTATCGGTTCAACCGTCATTGATGTGGACTCTACAGTCGGTTTTCCGCCCACAGCCAGTATTAGTACCGTTGATGTTGACCAAGAACAGGTAATTACAAC